GCCGGGAGTGGTCTTACTTGCGCTCCTTGCTCGTGGACTAAGGTGTGCTTAGCAATATCAATGAAAAGTCTATCATAATACTTTTGCATTAATTGACTAAGTGTTGCTGTAGTTGATGCCATAATATTTTTGCATTAAAAACACCCCCTTTTAAGGGACTTTTTAAGTGTTATGTTAATGCAATCTTAATCACCTCCTATCTACATCTCATAATTAAGGAAAATGTAGAAGGAGATGTCGCCTCTACATTTATTCCTCAGACAATAGGTACTTCCTAGCTTCTTTAGCGGAGATTTTTCCCTCTGCAAGAGCTTTTTCAAGTTCCGCTTCGTTCATTAAACCTCTTGGCTTTGAAGCAGTAGGAGTAAGCGGTGCTTCGGCTTCATTACGAGCCATCTGCACAGACGCTTCTTCCCTGCCCTCTGTCTGACCTGATGTTCGGAGTTCCATAACATCTTCAACATAGTCTGCAAGAGATAGGTCCGGATTTGAAACAGACGCTTTCTGATACAAAGAAATTACTTTCTTTGTAAGAGCCTTGTTCTGCCCTTCACCGGGTTTAAGTTCGGGATATCTTTGTTCTAGGTACTCAATATCCGTAGCCCTTTGTTCCCTTCGACTGATCTTTTGTTCAAGCTGTCCAACTCGCAGATCAACGATCTGGTTTGCCTTATTAGAAACCTCTGTTTCATATTCCTGTTGAGATAATTCTCGAACCCCGGAAATTGACGGTGGTTTCGGCATAAATGGCAAAATTGGTTTGACATACGGTTCTGGTTCATATTGAGACAAACGCTTTAATAAAGCGTCTTTTTCATCCGCAGTCTTTCTTAGCTTTTGCGCTAGTTCATGTTGTCGACTTTTGGCACGATCCGATTGTTCAGGTGCTTCCGTCTTTAGATCTTGGCTTTCGCCTCCTTCTAAATCCGTGCCTTCGTTTCCTGCTGGTGAGGCATTAGAGGTTGACTCCTCTAAATCTTCAACCATTTCATCGGTGGTATTAGTCATAACTTATCACCTCCTTCCATCCTTTAACTTGACTTCTTTGGATTCAGGATGCTAATCCGCATCAACCTTAATGGCTGATAAAAGTTCTCATCTTTTATCAAACATCAAGTGTTTGAAAATAGGTTTACTATTTTCGAAACCAATTAACTGCTTTTTCATGCCAATATAAGTTGCGTGTTGCAACGGACATGAATTGCAGATTAAATATGGTCCCTGTTGCCTCCACTCATGCCCCTCTTTTGGGATATAAGCTTCGACATCTTTTTCAGTGTCAATTTGCGAAATTTCCGCATCCCCCCAGTAATCTCTGTCTGTAGTGGGTGGGAGTTTGCTGAAAATTGATTCATTTTTAGCTTCACTTTTTTTGAAATGTGCCATTTTTTCATTTGGTAACTGGTTTTCTATTTTTAACTTCTTGAGTTTTAACTTCCTTATGGGTATTTTCTACCTTTTGGATTAATCCTCGAAGTTCATCTTGAATAATATCCGAAATAATTGCTTTTTGTCCAATAAGTTCATAGGTATCAGTACCAATTTTGCCTCGAAATAAATCTCTCACATACTCAATACGAGCTTCAAGATATTCTTTTAACCGTTTCCATCCTTCCTGTTCTGCTAAATGACTTAATTCTTGATCGGTTATATATAAATCCGGCTGTTTTTCAACATCCCGCATCTCGTTTAGAATTTTACCCCATGAATTTGGTGCAACTACATCATTGTCCATAAATTGGGATATTGCTAGTACCGCCAAGTTGATCTTTCATGTCTTTAGCGGCTTGAAGTAACTGAGGATCTTCTAATCCAGAACTATCTAACATTTCATCCGGAGAAGGTGGTTTAACTAACCCAAAATATCGGTCAGTATCTTGCATTTGAGTTAATTCCATCCATCGTGTAAACATTTCCTGTAAATCTAGAGTCTTTAGTGGTCGTCCAAACTGTTTATTTTGCTGAAGAATAACATCGAGAATCTGTGGTGTTCGAGTTATCATTTGCATCATTTGAGAAAGACTCTTTAATTCATCTCCTGGTTCTTTCTTAACGGTTGACATTGGAATTACTTCATAGTCATATTTAGCCTTGATAGCAGACTTATCTACACGAACACTTCCTCTACCAGATTCATATAATTCAGTTATATCAGGATATCTACTGCCAATTTCCTGCATTTCTTTTTCGAATAATCTTACATAAATTGGTTTAGCCATTTTTTCAACGATTAATTCGATAAATTGTTTGTTTCGATCTGTAATTGCTCGTTCCAACATGAATCTATCCCAATTATCCCGACTGGATTCACGATTCATTAACTGTTTGATGGCTTCTGGAGTTTTACCCATTCCCGGATCAGTTCCAGAACCAACAGTAGTATCAGTAGTTCCAGCTTGATTAAGTAAAGCCGCAATTAAAAATGAATAAGTCGATTGAAAAGTATTCATCCCTTTGGGAGATAACTGCATTTGCTGAATATCAATATTAGGTCTGCCAACTAACCATTTGGCGGCGGCATCGAAACGGATTGAGGAAGGTACTAAACCCGGAGCGTTAGGGTTGATCTGAATCGGTGGAAATAAACTCATCTTTACGCCATCGAGATATAGGTTTATGAGGGAATTAATGGCGTATTGGAGTGTCTTGCCTCTTTCGACTTCACCCAATCCGTAGATGCTATCCATTAAGGGAAAGGCATATTTAGGAATAATGGGAAGTTTGAAATTATTATGAGGATTTTTTATTTCTCTAACTACTACACCATAATCAGGAGCAATCGTAATCCACCTATCAAGACGGTATTCTGTATAAAAATCAGCCGTGGGGTATACCGGATCTACAGGTACATGAGGGAATAAATCTTTTTCTCTTTGACTTCTTTGACTATCATCACGCATCTCAGCAGACTTTCCTTTTCCGGCTTTTAAGTGAGAGATAATTTCATCAAGATTTTTCCAAGTTCCATCCTGTGGTCTTTTCTGAATCCATTCTAATGTTTGATTTGTAAGAACTCCAAACCAGTTAGAATCATTAACTGTATGTTTTCCGGGTTCCGGATAACAATTTCTTATTGGAAGTAACCAGTCATTTGGACCGAAATACTGGCGTTTTTCATCATCTACCCAACCAACCATCTTAAACATAACTCCATAAACATTAGAATAAATATCCCACAATCGATCTTTAATCAGAAAGTCCATCTGATAATTAGCATTTGGATAGACATACTTTTTTAGAGTTAGATCCATGAGCATATTCTTGCCAATATCATTCTTCGAAATTGCATAGGCGTGTCCTTCTGCTGGCTGTCCCATTACACGAGCTGCTCTTTCGAAAACAATCGTACCTAATCGAGGATCATAAACTTGGGATTTAGCTACATTAGTAGAAAGTTCATCTTGCAAGGAACCAGTTAAAATAGCTTCTTTTTCATCAAAAGATTCTTCATAATCTGACTTAAAATCTCCGGAAGATTCGTAATGTCCATAGATATCATCAAATAAGTCATTATTAGCTACGATATCATTAGAAGTGGAACCTAATTCTTGAGGATCATTAATAGTTGGTTTAGTTGCCATATTCTATAAAAAAGCCCGGCATTTACCGAGCTGTGATCTTTTCACCCACTAGATAGGTTTATCTTAAATCTAAATAACATCGGTTGTCAATAGTATTTATGTTACGGTAGTATCTTCGTTTCTATATCTTCGAAAACTTTGACATAACAAATCATGTATTCGACCATTATTGATTCTAAAAGTAATAGTTACATTTCCATACTTTGTTTCCTGTATCAATTCTTCACAACGCACATGAGCCCAAGTATTATCAGTCATAATCTGTTTATCCAGTTCGATTTTAGTTTTTGGTGTTTTAGTAGAATCCATGTTTGTCAAAAAGTTGTTCGACAGGAAATTCCCAGATATCTCCTCTACGACTATAACTAACAATAGCATATCTTAGTGCATCCATTAAATGATCGTCTTTCTTTTCCGGTCTATCCGGTACTTCATGTCCTTCACTACGATTAACCTTCCAACGGTATGACATAAATTCTTTAATAGTATTTTCACATCGTTTGAATACAAGAAGTTTTGGTTTTTTAGTAATTGAGTCTATTTGAAGCCGTTTCTTTACCATCCCTATTCCGTGTCCTACCCAATTAGTCATATTAGTTCCCATGTCCTTTCTAGCCGCACTTACTGGTACTCCCTCTAAACTCCATTCATCCATTTCCTGAGTAGCAGATGGATCACCATAACTTGCCCAATTTCGAAGTCCTAAAGCATAAGCCGTACTTCTGATATTTCCACAATGGTATCGACTACTCTGTTCCCGTTCATAATATTCTTCAACTATGTACCAAGTATCATTATCGGCTATAGCAATAAACATATAAGCAGTAGGATTATTCCAACCAAAATCAGCTCCACCTATGATTTCCCAATTATCCGGAATATCGAATGGTTCAACAACATGGATATTTCGATCAAATTCGGTATAAATAAGTCCTTTGAATTTAACGAACTCTGCCATGTATTCCTGTGTGAATGTATCTTCATCAGTTTCATCACGAGCCTTATTAATTTCTTCTGCCTTAAGAGTGGGATTATCATAAGAAGTGAATCGCCAGGATTTCCATTGCGGGTCCTGAGTTTCGGATTTATCTATTCCCCTTAAGTACAGATCGTAAAACCAATTAAAACCTCTAGGAGTTCCAATAAAGATTGCCCAACCTTCCGAGTCTAAGAGAGTTGGTCTGATGACCTCAAACCAAGTAGAAGGATTCTGATCAGCCGTTTCATCAAAGACCACGCCCTTTAATCCAATTCCTCGAAGTGAATCCTTATTTTCAGCTCCTTTGATTTCAATACGACTGCCATTCTTTAGATCAATTACTAGTTCGGATTCGTTTTTATAAGTAATTAAATCACGAGGGACTTCTTTTTTAAGTTGTTCCCAATGAGTAGTTTTACCTTGACGGTAGGTTGGATTAACAATCCAGTACAATCCGGGATTGTGCATGGCTTCTAAAATAACCTTACCTCTGGCAAAAACTGATTTTCCAAATCTTCTTCCGGCTACAACGACTTGATAACGATGAGTGTCATTTAAGAGTTCGAGTTGGTGAATGTGAGGAATACCTTGACCATTTTCCACCGAAGCGGCGAATTTATAGTTGATATTCATAGCAAGTTAGCCTTGTCTTAGACAAACTTGACAAAACTCTCGCAAGGCTCCATGTTCGCAGATTGCTGTTTTGAGTTTTTCCGGTGGTAAGACCTTTACCTCCTCTTTGACTTCAACAACATCCACATCCGACAAACTGATTTCTTCGGTTTTAGTTTTGAGATCACGATTGAAATAGACTCTGCACTTAGTCGAACAGAATCTTGAAGTTGATCTGAATTGAGGATAGACTTTTCCGCATTGTTCACACCTGCCAGTCTGAGTAGTCATAGAGGTATCGTAACACATTCTTGCAATACTTGACAAGTAGTTGTATTATTAGGGTGTCTCGAATTTGCAAGTGTATTAGAACTTTTCGTTCTGTCTCCGGATCGCAAGATCCAAGCCGTAGCACTTGACGGTGAGACAAGAGGCAGAACCAAGAGTTCTTTTTTTATGAATAAGCACATTATGACGGAGGGGGTTAAATCTGATTACCGTCAATAAAAAAGAATCAGAGCTAAAACCGAAAGCTGAAAACTATACGGGATAGTCTAAATGGAAGGGGGAACTCACGCCAAACAAGTCCCTTCCCCTCGGATATAAAAATCTGAGCTGATAGGTTGGCTGAAATAACACCAAAGGGGGGTAGGGGGGCATTTCCTCTAGCTTCTTACTACCGGGATACTTAGTTAATATTACTTTTTTACTATTTTTGATATGGATTAGAGATAGAGGGTATATATAGGAGGTAAGACTAT